ATGGCTGTGGCTGAGCGCAGCTTTCGTGGCAAGGCCGGCATCCAGTTGCGACTTGCGCACGAGATCGGTTGCGGCACTGGCGTCCTGGGCGGATTTGGGGACGAGAGAGAAGGTCTTGGACCCGCCGACGGTCTGCGTGCCCACCAGCGCGAGGAACCCACCGCTTCCGGCCACCGGGACGATCGAGGTCGCATTACCGGACCCATCATCGCCCTTGCCGACGTAGAGCGTGTCATCGACCTCGTTATGGGCGATCTCGCCGGATTTGAGCGCAGCGGGTGCGCCTGCCACGCCCGAGACGCGACGTTTGAGCTGGATCGTGTTCGCCATCAGAAAAATCCTCCGTTGATGGGGGCGTCGGTGGGCAGGATCGTGATGCCGGGCGCGCCCTGATCACCCTTGTCGCCTTGCGGGCCAGTCAATCCCTGCGGTCCTGGCTGACCGAAGACGCGGATCCCGATCGGCCCTGTGGAGAGCCGCAGCGCGATCGGCGCCTCCGAGGTGACAGAGATGCGGATCGGCCCCGTGAGCGGTCGCAGGTCCAGCGCTCTCGCCATGGCTCAGAGCCCCCCGGAAACAGCGAGCCTTGTCACCGGCAACGCCACGGGGATTTCCAGCACGAACCCCAGGTGCCGGTCGGGCTCGAGATCGGTGCGGACCAGATCGAGGACGACCGCACCCGGCACGAGGCCGGCGGTTAGCGCAGGCGCCAGAATGATTTCGAGCGTGCGGTCGTCCACGCGCAGCACGCTGCCCGCGGCGCTCGACAATTCCGCCAATATCGTCGCGGTGGTGATCGCGCTGCGCACCTGCCCGGCAAAGCTGGCCCCCTCGGGGAAGAGATCGGCCTCGGCCTGCAGCTGTAGGCGGTATTCATAGCCGATCAGGATGACCGGGCCTTCCTGAAGTGACGTGGTCATGCATGCCTCCGCGAACCATCCGAGCCGCTTGGTCGGAACGAGTTCGATTGAGAATTCAGGCCATGGCGGCTAAGGGGTGCGCTTCAGGGGGGGACAAGTCATGAATCAGGACGATCAACGGCTCGACCGTCTGGAAGACCTCTTGCGGGCACTGCCGGTCGAGAACGAACCGATGACGGTCAGCGAACTCGATGGCTTCGTGACGGGCCTTCTGGCCTGCCCCGAGATGATCCCTCCCTCGGACTGGCTCTCACAGGTTTGGGGCGTCACGGGTAATGCGCAATTCCCCGACCTTGCAACCGCACAGGAGACGATCGGCGCGGTGATGGCCCATTACAATGATGTCGCTGTCCGGATCACGCAATCGCTCTGGATAGAGCCGATCTACGAGATCGACACGAACAGCGACGAGACCCTCTGGGAACCTTGGGTCGATGGGTTCACCCGCGCGATGGCCTTGCGGCCCAAGGCCTGGGAAGCGTTCCTCGATCGGGCGGATGACGAGACGCGTGAGACCCTGATTTTCATCATGGCGCTGCAGGACATCTATATCGGGAACAGCAAGTTCAGCGATGAAGAAATCGACCAGATCGGCGAAGAGGCCCCTGCCCTGATCCCGAACTGCGTGGCGACGATATTCCACCAATCACGTCCTGAACTTGTCGGCGCAATGCCTGCCAATCTGCCAAGCCAGCCGTTCAAATCCGCACCACGTCCTGGTCGCAACGATCCCTGCCCCTGCGGCTCGGGCCGCAAGTACAAGCAGTGCTGCGGCAAGAACTGATCGGGATGTAGGTTTTCACGGGCGCCAGCCGCAGATAGCCGCGCCTGTCTCGTTATGGGTGAGGATCTGCCGTGCCGTACCCTCGCTCAATTTATCCGCCCGCGACGGCCGTATCGGCTCTGCCCAGTCGCAGCCCGAGCTCACACCGGGATCAGTCGCGCATCCAGCGATCAAGATGGCGATCACGCTCAGCCTCAGGCAAAGTCTCGATTTCATGATGAACCTCTCTGGATGTGCGCAGCGCGCGGATGCGGGTCTCGGCCGCACGACTGGCAAACTCTGCCTCGGCTGCGTAGCGCCCCTGGCGTGTAGCGATGCGCAGCGCGGAGACCAGCACAAGGATGAGGGCGGCCCAGAGCGCGACGCGCTGGCCAAAGGCCGAGGCGAGGCGTCTGACGATGGCGATCATGGCGTCCGCCCCGTCCGATGATCCTCAATCCGGGCTGCGCGGGCTTTCCACGCAAGCACGATGACCGCGAGGAAGATTGCTGCCCCGAGGAGTGGCATGACGACCGGGGCGTAGCCTCCCAATCCCACAAGGTCGAAAAGGCGCGTTGCCAAATCGCGCCCCTCTTCGGCCTGTCCAACGAGCGGGGCGACGTCGCTGATCGCGAAGCCGGCATAACCTGCTGCCCCAAGCGCAATCTGGGCGTTTGACGCGACCAAGATGCGCGAGCCCTCAGGCCTTCCCGTCGCCCGTTCAATGGCCACTGGCCTCGGACGCGCCGTGCTCAGGGCATCGGTCAGCGCCACGTCGATGATGGGCACGAGGGCCAGATCGTTGTCATGCCGGAAGGCCAGAATGGCGGCGCGGGTGCGGGGCCCGATCTTTCCATCGACCTGACCCACCTCGTGATAGCCGAGGGCTTTCAGCCGTCGCTGTAACGCTTCTACGGACATCGTCAAAGCAGGCGCGACATTGCCCGCGCGCCGCACCCCGAGGAGCTTGGAAAGCGGGTAGCGCTTCACATTGACGGCGTCGTTCTGATTGCCCCCAAGGCCCCAGACCCATTGTCCTTCGATCCGGTCGATGAAGAAGACATGGCCCTGCCAGCGGGAACTGCCACGGGGTATCACGCCGATGTCGCCCTGCTGGGCGTCCACAACTCCCACAGGCACACCCCAGTCGAGATAGGACCGCGCTGTCAGCTTGCGGGTCGAGCGGATCCCGGCCTTCTCGAGGCGGTGCCCGACGAATGCGGCGCACCAGGCCACAGAGTCATGTTCCACCCAATCGTGGCCGACAGAGGAATACATCTCCATGATGACGGGATTGTCGGCTGGGCCCGGCCTCTCGGTCGTGCCAATGTAGCTGCGGGCAATATCGAACGGCGTCATGGGGTTCTCCTTTGCAAAAGAAAAAGCCGCCCCAGGCGGGACGGCTTTGTTCAAAATTCAGCGGTGGCTCTGTTTGGTAGCCGGATCGGCTGAGGACTCAGGTCGAGCTATCCGATATCGGCTTCAAGCGGGCGCGTGCTTGCATGATCCAATCATCAACCGCGGATGCCGCCGATGGGCCAATCCCGATCAAACCCGCGAACTGAACCTCGAACAGCCCTGACGGCTCGGCTGGATTGGACCAAAAGCCGCCCTGTTCCAGAACCAGTGATCGTAACACGTCAACGGGGTCGGCAGACTTTGCCAGGACTTCGAGAATTTGTGCAATGTCTGTCATTGATTGATCCTCCCGTTTTCGTTCACGCACAGCAGATGGCCATGACGCCAAGCCTCATCAAGAAATCATGGCCGCATCGGTTTTTTAGCGTTTGCGGCAGAGCCAGGCCGCGAGCAGAGCTTCCGTACCGCGCGGCCCCAGATAGGCGAGGGTTGCCACGAACCCGGTCGAGACGGGCTGCGAGAGACCAATGTAGCGCGCCGCCGCCTCCCCGATCAGCGCCATGCCGACAGCGACGGGGATTTCCCAGAGAAGCTCCTTGCCGAAGAAGCGGCGGTTGCCGAGCTTCACCTCTCCGGAATGCCACATCAGCCGCCCGGTAAAGGCGCCAATCAGCGTGGTCACGGCGCCTCCGAAGAATGAGTTGATCATGTCGATGAACCCATCGTCATTCATGGGCGCGCCTCCTCCAATTCCGCAACACGGGCGGCCAGTTCCTTGACGGCCTCGATCAAGAGGCCGGTGATGTTGCCGTAAGCGACCGAGAGCTGGCCTGCCTCATTGTCACGGATCACCTCTGGCAGGACCGGCTCCACCTCCTGGGCGATGACGCCGATCTGGCGGCTGCCATCCATGGTGAAGCGCACGCCGCGCAAGGCGCAGACGAGAGCCACCGCGTCGGCAATGGTCTCGACCTCCGACTTCAACCGGGCATCAGACGAGGACACAAAGTTTGGGGCAGTCACGACGCCAGTGAAGGTTGCCCCGGACAGCGCCGCTTTTCCCGCGATCGCGGCGTCATAATCAGCTGCAGATTTCGTGGCCATCGTCCCGAGCCCGAGGTTCGTGCGCGCCACGGCCGTGTTTGCCAGCCCCGCCAGATTGCCCGCTGCATCCAAGAGCGCGTCCCAGCCCGTGTTCGTGGCATTCCGCCGCCTGAGCACCGGAGGCGAGATTGAGGTATCGACCCAGAGCATGCCCGCCGTCGTCGCTGTTGGCGCCGAGGCCCCCGCACTCGTCGACTGCAGCGCCGCAATCACCTCATTGATCCGCGCCCGAACGGCAGCGCCCGCGTCGTTCGCGATCACGAAGCTGGATGTCTGGGACATTATGCGACCTCGTCGGCATAGAGCCGCAATTGGCTGACGATGGGCGTGTAGGACGCGTCCTTCGTCGTGAGAAACGCCCGCGCCTCTACCGCGCGGGCTTCGATTTCGTGGTTGTCGAGACGGCCCCAGGGACCCCAGCTCGGCGACGCGGCCGGGTCGTCATCGGTTTCTCGGATCTCGAAGAGCACGTCGATTTCTGCGCCGGCCGAGCCGTCGAAATCGGCCCAGCTGTCCATCAACGTGGTTCTGGAATCGATCCGGTCATTCAGCGCGAGCGCCGCCACGCCGATTTCCGAGCGCAGTCGCACGCGTTTTACAGCCCCAAGATCAAGCCCGGCAGCAAAGGCGTACTGCCCCTCCATCGTGGTGGCCTGCGTCACGCCATTTGCGGTCACTGTTGCCAGCGTCAGGTTCGAACCCGTGACCTGCAGCCCGGATTTCGGGCCGAAGAAGCCAGGATCGGCCTGCAGGAAGTCCAAGGTCGAGAAGGCCAGCACCTGCGCGCCCTTGGTCGAGACGCGGGTTTCTGGACCGGCACGACCGCCGCTGTCTTCCGCGCGCACCAGATAGGTCCCGGGTTTGAGCGGCACGACAGCGATGGCCTCACCGCCCGAGACCCGGTCCATCGAATAGCTGTCGGCCCAGGTGGCCGACGCTTCTTTCGAATGGCGGATCACGATGTTGCCGCCGACGCGAACATCGGGATCGGCTGAGCGGGTCCATTTCAGGATCGCAAGGCCGCCCGCTGTCTGCAGCGTGACGTTCTCAAGCTGCGCTGGCGGGGCGGTCAGGCCGAGGATTTCAACGGTGCTGGTCTGCCAACTCGACGAAACGCCCAGGACCGAGATCGCCTTCACGCGGAAAGCCCAAGCCCCCGGCGCGATGTCGCGGATTTCCAGCGTGGTGCCATCCGTCCGCCCATAATCGATCCAGTTGCCCGTCCCTCCCTGTCGCGCCTGCAGCTGATACTGCGCCACGAAGCCCGACGGCGACGCCTCCCAGCTGATCCGTGCCAGTACCTTTAGTCCGCCCCCATCCCGCGTGATGTAGAGGTCTTCGGTGACCTGTGGCGCGCCGGGGGCCGGGATGTCGTAAGCATTGGGCAGCGCCGTGCGTGGGGCAGCTGCGTAGATCTGCTGCTCGGACGCCGACCAGTCATAGACCAAGGGCGAGGTCTCGCGCAGAACGAGCTCCGGCAGGAGCAGTGCGCCATCGCCAGATGCTGTCAGATCAAGGCTGACCCCATGCACCTCGAAGGGTTTCGCGGCAAAGCCCCAACGCGCATAGGACAGCGTCACCACATCTCCGACGGTCGCGGCCCAAGCCGAAAGCTTGCCCGACAGCCGCACCGTCATCTGTCGACGCGCGCGTTCAAGCTCGATCTTGGCAAGTCGCTGCGCCATGGCGGCCGAGATCGTGAAGGGCAGCGAGATGTCGCGCCATTTCCGCTCACCGCCATCCTCGGCCAGGTAAACATCCGAGGCATAAGCCGGGAAGTCATCCGGCTGCCAATCGTTCTCGGGACTGACGAACTGACCGCGCACTCCGTTGAAGTTCGAGGACATAGTCACGCGCGTCGCCAAGGTCAGCCCGCCTTCGCGGACATGGTCCGAGGTCAGCGCCACATCGGGTGCGCGCCACGCCCCCGCATGGATGCGCCAAGAGCCTCCCGTGAAGGCGCAGCGACCGGCAAAGGACGAGAGCATCCCCTCGATGATGGTTTTCGGGACTTCCGAGAGGGTAATCACCCCATTGCAGGCATAACGCGGCTCGGATCCACCGCTTGCAAGGGGAACAGCCTCGTCGCAGATGTTCGCCGCCTCGACCAAGGACAGTGCATCAATGCCGTCTGGCTGGCCAATGCGCGCGCCGATGCCCCAGGTGGCATTGGCCATGTAATCGGCGAGGCACAGCGCGGGGTTTTCTGAATAGCCAGCGGTTTGGGTCCGAGGATCCCAAATGTCATCCTTGCCCTTGAGATCGACCGTGATGTTCGGGATCCCACCCGGGAAGGCATCCTGGTCATAGGTGAGCCGCAGCCGGATCGCGGCACAGCCCCGCAGCCGATGGTTTTCCGTCCATTTGTCGGGCAGCGCTGCCTTGAGGCCCGCAAATGCGGTCTGGTTGGCGGCACCCAGTTTCTTTTCGACGAGGACCTTTCCGGCCCAGCGGCCCTGCGGGGTCCCGGCGGCATTCACCGCCACTTCGCCTTCGAAATAGATGGCCCCGATCGATTTGACCCGATGCGTGGCCAGCACGATCACCAGATCGAGGAATTTGTTGTCCGACCCCGAGGAGTGCAGGAAGACGATGACCCCGCCCTTGCGGGTGCGGCCATAGACGAGATCGCGCGGCACGACGGGCTCGCGGATTGTCACCGTCCGCGGCTGCATCGTGGTCTGCGGTTTTGGCATCAGGGCCTGCGCCGCATAGGATAGAAGTAGCGTGCCACCGATCCGCAACAGCGCGGCACCAATCCCACCTGCAGCCAATACGCCGCTGATCGCCCCCGCGATCGCGGTGACGGCTGTCACGATGAAGGGCATGGGGTCAGTCCAGGTTCAGGTTGGCCAGGCAAGCCGGCAAGAGGTCAGCGGCACGGTCACGAGGCCTTCAGGTGCCATGCCAACCGCCGAGGCCCCATCGCAAATGCCGAAGCCGAGGCCAGTGTCGGCCAGAACGATGTCACCGCGCCCAGCGAGAAGCACAGCCGGGCGTGGTTCGCCCAAAAGGGAGCGCCCCATTTCTTCGAGCGAGGACCAGCCCAGGCGGCGCATCACACGCGCGCCGCCGAGCGCGGTGGTATAGCGCCCGCGCCAGAGGGCCGCGATATCCTCGCCGCCAGTCAGGATCATGCGTGTCTCGAATGCAAAGGTCGGGCAGTCGTGGACACCCCAGACGAAGGGTTTTGCCCGTGCGGTATCGATCACCGCTGCGAGCAGGCGTTCCCAGTGATCGACGCGGGTCATATCTATCCACGCCCCCAGGTGATTTCGCGATCCTGGATCGCGGTCACATATTCAAATCCAAGATCGCCGGAGAACAGCACCTGCTGGCTTTCATGGGTGTAGCGCCAGGTCCGCGCCACGGTCAGGTCGATGAGCCGGCTTTCATAGCTGATGGTGATCGTGCAGGTGTCCGCGTCATCCTTGATTTCTGGAACATCGAGGCGGCCCGAGAAGGCCTGGACCGGATCGGCGATAACGCTGCCATCCTCAGTTAGAAGCCCCAGCCAAATGCGTCCAGGCAGGCCCTGACGCGCTTCATCGATGGCCATCTGCACGAGGTCCAGCGGCACGCCGGAAAGCGAGACGGCCGTGCCGCCGGCCACGACCTCTCCAGTTTCATCAATCGCCCCGAGCCCAAGCAGAGACCCAGCACCGGCCCAGCTTTGACCATTCCAGCTGACCTCTCCCAGCCCCGACCAGATCCGGACCCAGCCCGTGGCGAACTGACCTTCAAAGAAGATCACTGGCCGTAGGCTTTGATCGGCCAGCGCAGTGGCGAAGGCGACAGTAAGATCGCGGCTCATTAGAGGGCTTCGCGGGCGGAGATCGTGAAACGGTGCTGATCCGCCCGACCGATGACCGAGGGGACCGGGGCCGTCAGCCGCAACAGGACCGACGGGGCATCAAGGCCGAGCAGCGTTCCGACCGGGACTGGTCCTCGCAGCGGTGGCACGAAGGCGAGCGTCGCCTCGCTGCCCAAAGGCGTCACATCCGCCGTCAGCTGATAAAGTCGCGTGGTGGCATCCGTACCTAGCTGGAAGAAATCCCCCGCGCGAAGCCCAAGTCCCCATCCGGCCGTGCGAAGGGTGGATGCCCCAGCGACCGGCGCCTCGGTGACATAGGGATTGCCCGTTGCCACCGGTACCTCGATCGAAGGATCAGGGAACAGGAACCGGCCCCGCAATCCCCCAAGCGCGGTGAAGAAGGCCGAGAGCCGCCGAGCCTTGCCCCCTTGGGTCACCGCCATCTCAAACTGGTACTCCCACCAGGAGGCACCCCAGTCCTGGATCTGGGATGTGCCGGTAAAGGGCGAGCGTGCCTCGGCGACTGACGTGACCAGGCGCCGCTCGAGCGAGGACACGAGCGTTAGCGGCAAGACAGGAATGGCCATGTTTTTAGATCACCTGACCCCGGCGCCGCCCATCGGCCACGCTTTCTTTGGCAATACGCGCAATCTCCGGAATGGCCGCGCGCAGTCGCGCATCAATCTGCTCGGCCACACCCATCTGCGCCCCGCGCGCGTCGATGTTCACGGTGACGCCCGCGCCAATGCTGCCGCCTCGGCCATAGTCAGCTGCCTCGCGCCGGTTGAGCACCCGTTCCCCACGCTGCAGGATCGTCGGGACCTCGTCGGGGCGGAGACCCGCCCAACCGCCGGAATGCATCCGCGGCGCAGCAGCAAAGGCCATCGCAGGCACCGAGCGACTATGTCCGGAAAGCCCAACGATGCCGCCCGCATGCGAAACAGCCGCCGCGACGGACCCGCCGCCAAAGATGCCGGAGAGCGCAGACGCAATGGGCCCAAGTACCGCTCGTTTGAAGGAGAGAACTGCGAGGTCCGCCAGGATCGAGCGCACGAGGCCCTTGAAGTCGAATTTGCCCGTTTCAACAAAGCTCCGGAACGCGCTTTCCGCGCCACTGAACGCGCCGGTCAGGGTTTCGCCGAGGCCTTTGCCCCAGTTCAACGCATCCGTGGCATAGGCCTGAAGAGATTCTGAGACCGCACGCCAGCCGGTGGCGATCCGATCCCCGGCGCTGCCCGCAGCCCCTCCCGCGCGCCCCATGGCATCCGACAGCCGATCTGCTGAGACAGTCGCCTCATCCAGCGCCGCTGCACCTTCTTCGCCGGTGCCCGCAACAGCGTCACGCAGCGCGCCCCAAGAGGTGAGCGGTGCCGTCGCGTCATTGGCGAGATCGGTCGCGGCCTGACGGTAGGTGTTCGCGGTGGCCAGTGCCTCGGTCGCGATGGCGCCAAGGCCAAGGTCAGGGGGCGTGAGCGGGTTGTCTTCGAAGGCTCGGCGAAAGGCCTCTGCTGCAGCCGTTCCAGCGTCGGCGGAAGCCCCGGAAAAGGGGTTTGGGATGTTGTCCGGCTTCAGCGCCCATGGGACAGATCGGGGTGATTGAAGAACGGAGGATTTCTGGCTCATCGTAACCGCAAGGAGTGAAGATGAGACAGAAATCCGGACCATCCAAAG